AAACTTGATTTTTGTTCCTGTAGCAAAAGCATTTAGTCCTAACTCCAACACTTGTCGTTGGTCATTCACCTGAAGACTTTTGAGTTGTCTTACAAGATTATGAACCTCCGAACTCCATCTTGGTCTAAACACTTTTTATTTGCACTTACAATTATTACAATTTTTTCCCCTGCCTTCAAACATAGACAAGCAAAGAGGTAGAACACCTATACCACACATTACCAATCCTTCCCAAGTTATTGCTCCATTCATACTACTTAAAGCATAAGCAACAACAACTCCTCCTACGGTTCTTTTCGCACTCCATCTTTTTAGGTCTCCAAACCTCTTATCCTTAAAGATGCTTGTCAAATCAAAATTCTCTAAAATTTTCTTAATGCTTACCCCCATCTTTTTTGTAATTAGGAATAATTGCATTAAAAATACTATCTAACCAACCGAATACTGCGTTGTCTTTTTCTGTTGGTGTTAAGTTAACTACTACTTTTGTTAAAGCCATTAAAGCAATCAATAACTCCAACCAATTTTGTGAAATAAATTCTCCCATTTTTTAATTTTTATTTTAATAATAATGCCAAATACAATCCTGTGTTTTGTCCTCATCACAATCTACGTGAATAAAACCTTTACCAACACCGAACCTTGTAAAGCCAACTCTCATAAGTGAGTTCATAACTTTATATCTTGTTACACTATCAGGGGTTGCAATATCTACTGCAAGTCCCTTCATATGTGGAGAGGTTTTGGCTACCTTATACCCTCTCTTTTCTAACTCTTTATTATACTCTGGAGTTCTAAAACCTGAATTGATTTTGAACGGAACTCCTGCGATATGTCTCGCACTATCTAATAAACTTAAAAAGTGTTTATCCATTTGACAACCACTTCCGATAACATCAGGACTATCAAACTCCTCTCTTTTGAAATATCTTAAACTTATATTTCTAAAGCAATCCGAATAACTATCGTCCTTGCCCCCTATATTGTTTTTTGCTCCCATTCTGACCTTTACTTGCGTTTTTACTATGAACTCCCTTACGCTTTCTCTTTTTAGATTTGTAGTGAGTTACATTATTTTTTTTTGCCATTGTTCCAATCTCTTAACAACTCAACTATTTTGAGTATCGTCCACACAATAGCAACTCCATAAGAGACTATTCTAAATATCGTTTCAACATCAATCATACTTACCATTACTGCATTCGCATTCAACAACAAAGTTGGATAACACGATACTATTTTATCTCTTAAAAATTCCATCTCATTTTACTTCTTGCTCTTTTCTTCTTTTTCTACATACAGGTCTTGTGCTGCAGGTGCGTTACAATAAGTTAAAAGTGTAAAACTTGAATACTCTCCTATCAAACCATAACTCTCACAACCACTACCTATCATAATGTTAATTGAACTCATTGCACTACCTGTAACATCAAAGTCTAAAGTCCATTTTGAATGTAAATAAGCCGTAGCAGTATAGGTCGCATCACAAGGTTCTCCTTCAGGACTTCCACACTCTCTTGGTTTGTGAGAATAACTACCTAAATTACACGCTATTTTTTG